GATAAGACCATTTCGAATTTTGGGGGCAAAATTGAAGATTTTAAAAGACTTGCAAAAAGCCGCCTTTGATTTAGGCGAGTTGGTTTGGTTGCCTGAGCTTGGAATCGGTTTTTATCCGGTCAAAGATCAGCCTTACGACGAGAGTTATTTTGAAAAATACCTTCAAATGGATAAAACCAAAGCCGGGGACTATCTAACAAACTACAGGATTTCATTTTGCCGAGATGCAGAACCTAAAAATACGATTGATGTGGGCATAGGTGGCGGAAGATTTGTTCGGGAGTTTGACTGCTATGGTTACGACATCAACCCGGCGGCGGTTGAGTGGTTAGAATCTCACGAACTGTTTATTGACCCTTTCAAGTGCTACGCTGAAAACCTGACGTTTTGGGATTCGCTTGAACACATCCATGACCCGTCTAACATTTTGAGCAATTGCAAAGATTCAGTTTTTGTCTCAATGCCAATTTACGATGACGCTGAGCACATCAAAAGGTCAAAACATTTCCGCAAAAATGAGCATTGTTGGTATTTTACCCATAATGGGTTAATATTGTTTATGTGTTATTTTGGATTTGAGCTTGTCCGGCATGGTACGGGTGAGCAAATCTACAGAGAGGACATACACACCTATCATTTCAGGCGGTCGAATGGTTAAGCGAATAAAAAGAGCAAACCCAGCAACTGAGCCGGTTACTTTGGCAGAGGCTCGGGATCATTTGCGTTTAGACACATTTGGCAGCCCACCAAGTCACCCTGAAGACGATCTTATTGAGCTTTACATTAGCGCGGCGCGTCAATATTGCGAAGACTACCTCGGGCACTCAATCGCATACAGAACCTCGGTTATTTATTTTGACAAGTTGCCGACTAAGTTTATTGACCTTGGTGAATATCCGGTTTCGTCCGTCGATCTTTTTGAGTACATCGACACCGACGGCGTAACTCAAACATGGAACGCACCCAACTATATTTTGGATTCAGCAAGTGCCCCGGCTCGCGTTTATGCAACCTCAGATTTTCCGAATGTGAAAACTGCGGTTCCGAACGTGGCCACGCTGACGGTCAAGGCTGGCTACACGGACGGCAATAGCCCAGACACTTACCCGATACCGAAAAGCATCAAGAACGCAATATTGCTTATGGTCGGTCATTTGTACGAAAACCGACAGCAGGTAGGTCAAAAATTAGAAAGTTTGCCGTACGGTGTTGAGTATCTTTTGAATATGAGCCGTACGAATTTGGGGTTGTGATGGACATTGGCAAACTTGACAAGCGCATAACACTACAATCAAGAAGCACAACGACAGACATTTACGGGCAGCCGTTGAATTTGTGGTCTGATGTGGCTACCTTGTGGGCAAATATTAAGTATGTAGGCGGTCGCGAAAAGTTGCGCTCGGGCGTTGTCGATATTAACATTGATGTGACTATTGCCGTCAGGTATGCTGAGCAGATTTCAAATGTAAAAGAAACAGACGGCTGGCGAGTTGTTTACGTTGCCAGAGAAGGCACTCGATATTTCTCAATCGTCGGAAGCAGGGACATTGAAGAAGAGCGGCGTTTTATGATATTTGATTGTGTTCAAGGTTCTGAGGTTCAAACGTAATGGCCGAAGAAGTTAAAATTAATGGTTTGAAAGAGTTAGATCAACTTTTGAAGCAATTTACGCCACGCATTGAGGGAAACATCATGCGCGGTGCGCTTAGGGCCAGCGCGAAAGTTATATATGAAGAAGCGAAAGCATTGGCCCCGGTTGATGACGGTGACCTTAAAAAATCCATCAGACTAAAAACAAAGAACAAAAAAGGCCGGGTGACAGCTTCTGTTGTAGCTGGCAATAAAGAGGCTTTTTACGCTCATTTTGTTGAGTATGGAACAGGTTCTTTTTACTCGGGTAAGGGTGAGTCAATTCGACGGCCCTATAAGATCAGCGCAAAAACGAAAGGTTCTTTGTTTTTTGGTGGGAAGGCTTTTCAATCATTCACACATCCAGGCATAAAGCCCGAGCCTTTCATGCGCCCAGCTTTTGACTCAAAACAAGATGAGTCTTTGAAGGTTTTTGGCGATTACCTAAGAAAGCGGATTGATCGAGAATTCAAAAGGCAGGCGAAAAAATGAACCCGGAAGAAATTATCGCTACATGGCTTTCTGATTCGACGATCACAAATATTGTTGGTGCGAATCGCGCTTTGGTTCAATTGCCAGCAAATGCCACATTCCCGGCTTTAGTGTATAACGTGGTTGACGCTATCCCGGCGCCAAACGTGGCCGCGCAGGGTGAACGAGAGTTGGCTCAGGCAAGGATTCAGTTCAACCCGATTGCTGATAGCATTGGAGGGGTTAAGCAGATATTAGATGCACTTAGGTCTTTGCTAGATTTCCAGCATTATGAGACAATAGCAGGGAAGACGGTTGTTTCAATGCGAATTCTTGACCTTGGCCCAATGGAAAAAGACAATGACTCAGGGCTGTTTTCGCAGAGAATTGATTATCGGCTTTGGTGGTATGAAACTTAATCCGCAAACCTGCGGTAAATTTTAACGAGGTATTAAAAATGACAGTACGCACAACAGCAGGTTCCACGCTTCGGATTACTGCAACAGCCCCCTCTACTTTTGACGAGAGCGGTTACAACACTCTATTCACAGCGTCGCCTTTGCCTGCCCTGATCGGTGAAATTACCGACTTTGGCGAGTTTGGCCGTGAATATAACTTGGTCACTCACAATCCCGTTGCCGACCGTGGCACAGTAAAACTGAAAGGATCATTTAATGAAGGCACCATGAGCATGACACTCGGTCTTGATACCGATGATGCTGGTCAGATTTTGGCAAAAACAGCGCGTGACTCCGACGATGATTATTACTTCATGGTTACGACCCAAAACGGTGATCGTTATTTCTTTGCTGCAAAGGTAATGATGTTTAAAAATGCATTGGGCGGCGTTGATTCGGTCACTCAGGCAAACATGACCCTTGAATTAACGACTACTAACGGCGTTGGTATTGTAGAATCATTGGCTGCATAAGCCGCAACCGAGCACCTGCCTTAGTTCGGCTCATCTCGCGGTGGGTCGGGCTAGGGTAAGGGCATTTTTTTACTATCGCGAGATAATACATGGAAAACGAAAACCAACCAGATTTTAGCAAGTTCTTTTTGTCTGAGGCAGAAGTTTTTGACTTAGAAGATCCGAACGGAAACCCATTGGTTTTTAATGGTCAGCCTGCAAGGGTACATTTGTATGGCCCAGCTACGAGCGTTTTCTCGCGAGCCAAAGCCAAACAAAACGACGAGGCGACTAAGCGCGTAGTCGCGGCAATGGCCAGCAAGGGCAAAAAGTCAGACAAAGCGGACGAAGACGCTGACGCGAAGTTCTTGTGCTCAATTACAGAAAAGTTTGAAAACTTCCCGTTTCCCGGAGGCGCTGAGGCAATTTACAGGGAGCCGAGATTGTTATATATAAACAATCAGGTTCAACAAATCGTAGGTGATTTGGGAAACTTCTTCAAGGGTGGGAAGAAAACCTAACGCTTTTTGTTCGTCAATTTGCGTGGTTTTCTGTAACCCCAAAAGACAAAAACCAAAATCGTTTTGACGAGATCAGGGGCAGGGGTGGCGAACCCCTTTTCCCTGAGCTTGGGCATGAGGCCTACCTTTGGAAAATTCTTGAGACCGTCGGGGTTTCTAAATCTGGATTTAACGGCCCCGAGGAAATTGGCCCAACTCACCTCAAGGATTGGGCTACCGGGTGCGCCCATCCATTGAACCCGTGGGAATTTTCAGTTATTCTTAGGCTATCAAAAGCCTTTTGCATTGAGTTCGCAAATTCTAAAGAAGCTGATTCCCCGCCGCCTTATGGCGACCCAGTAATGGAGTTCGACCGTAATCAGGTGGCAAGTAAGATTAGAAGTGAATTCAAGGCGTTCATGTCTAGGAAAAAGACCAGATGACCACAGTTGCACAGTTAACAATCGAAATGGCTGCTGATGTTGCAAGGCTTCGCAAGGACATGCAAAAAGCCAACTCCACGGTTGATGGTGCAGTTGACAAGATCAAAAAAAGCGCAGCATTAGCAGTCAAAGCACTCGGTGCAATTGGCCTGGCTTTAAGTTCCGGTGCTTTGGTAGGGATGGTTCGCGACCTTGGTCGAGTCGGCAATGAAATCCAAAACCTAAGTAGATTGGCGGGGGTAACAACAGGCACATTTCAGCAGATGTCGTTTGCCGCCCGGAATTTTGGCGTTGAGCAAGATAAGTTAGCGGACATCCTCAAAGACACTCAGGACAAGGTGGGAGACTTTCTCGCAACTGGCGCGGGTGGGATGGCTGACTTTTTTGAGAATGTTGCGCCATTGGTTGGCGTAACTGCGGAAAACTTCAGGAAGTTGAACGGCGCTGACGCTCTGCAATTGTACGTTTCGAGCTTGCAGAAAGCGAACCTATCACAAGCCGAGATGACATTCTACATGGAGGCGATTGCTTCCGATTCGTCGCTATTGATACCGTTATTTCAAAACAACGGTAAAGCGATGAAAGAATTTGCCGATGAAGCTGATCGACTTGGAATTGTGCTTGATGAGTCGGCGCTTGAGAATGCGAAGAAACTTGACCTTGAGATGAAGAAATTTGAGGCTACTACTGATGGCTTGTCGCGGTCGGTAGCAATGGCTTTGATCCCTGCTCTAACATCAATAGCCGAGGTTTCTCAGGATATTATCAGAGAGCTTCCCAAGCTGGTTGATGAGTTTAAGCCTTTTATGGTGGGGGGCGCCGTGGTTGCCGGGCTTTATGCGTTGCCAGGTATTATAAATTCAATTGCGTTTGCTATCTCAACGAGGCTGATTCCGTCGTTGGTTTTGTTGGCACCTTATGTCGCTGTTTTTAGCGCGTTGACTTTAGCAGCAGGATCAGCAATCAAGGTGTTGAATGCGCAGTCTGAAGCGTTAAAAGATGCGGATTCTACGGCTCGCCGTGTTGTTAATCTTCAGAAAGAAATCGAGAAAGCCCAGGCTTTAATTGATGCTGGTCAAGGTTCGTCTGTTACTGTAGAGCGCTTGAAGACAATGAAGGCGCAATTGGTTGAGGCAGAAGCTGCGCTTGAGTCTTTTAATAAGCAAAAGGAAGTTTCTCAGGATGTTGAAGAGGATCAGATTAATCAACAAACAACAATCATTAAGAACGCAAAGGATCGCGAGAAGGCTGAGAAAGATTTAGAGAAAGCAATCAAAGAACGCCAAAAAATTGAATCAGATGCATTGAATCAAAAAATAAAGATCATTCAAGCCGAAATGGACTCTACGGACGCAATTAAGGATCAGAAAAAAGAAGTAATAGAGATCATTCAAGCCGAAATGGACTCTACGGACGCAATCAAGGATCAGACAAAAGAAGTTATTGCACAGACCCGAGCCATCGGTTTAAATGAGCGCCAGTTGCGTGATCTTGAGTTGGCAAAAATTGACGATCAAATTCAAACGACTCGCCAGCGCATCGAAATGATAAGCTTCGGTGATGCG